GATATCGATCTTGCTGGTTTTTGTACTGGTATTGTTGAGAAGGGTGAAGTTATAGACGGTAGTCTTATTAAGAAGGGAGATAAAATTATTGGTTTACCTAGTAGTGGTATTCATAGTAATGGGTATAGTTTGATCAATGAAATGTTATGGAGACATAAGATAGCATGGGCAGATACTCCTGAGTTACTTACTCCTACTACAATCTATGCAAGACAAATAGAAGTATTATTACAAGAGTATCCTATAGTAGGTATGGCACATATCACTGGTGGTGGACTAGAAGAAAATGTATCTAGGGTTATTCCTAAAGGATTAAAAGCACAGATAGATTGGAGTTCGTGGGAAAGACCAGAGATCTTTAATAAGATACAGAAAGCAGGTGAGATAGAAGAACAGGAGATGAGGAGAGTATTTAATTGTGGTATTGGTTATGTACTAGTGATTCCACCTGATATTGATTATGGTATTCAAATAGGAGAGATAACATGTTTATAATACTTCCAGAACACTTACCACCATCATTAACTTCTGAGATGATAAGCATATATGAAAAGAATGAAAAAGATTCATATGTGTGGAGAGATACAAAACCATTAAGTATAGAAAAAATTTTTAATCGATTAGATTCAATAAAGTGTAGACATATAGTTAATCGAGTAAGTAATGCAACAGTTAGTTTTTATGGTAAAGATACGTATGTTGAACGTGCTGAAATAGTAAAATGGCCAACTGGATCATATCAACAATCTCATTATGATGATAGAAGAGAGACAACTACTTGTGCTTCTATTACATATTTGAATGATGATTATGAAGGAGGAGAAACATATTTTACAGATGAACTTATGGTTAAACCTAAAATAGGAAGAACTGTTTTCTTTGATGGTATGAAATATGAGCATGGTGTTTCAGAAGTTAGAAAAGGAATACGTTACACTCTTGCAATTTGGTATACCAATGATCCTCAAAATTATTACGAACTATACAGTCACTATAATGGTAACTGTATATGAGTGATCAATACGAATATCTTAAAAGACAACATATCTTAGCAACATATATGGAACACGATAACGGTTATACTATAGAAGATATTAAAAAGATCTTAGGATCTTCATGGCCTGAAAAAGGTGATAAAGAATCTGGTAATGAGGAGAGGAAAAGAAAGGGTAGAGAGATGAGGGAAGGTAAGAGACCATATCCTACATACCCATCAAAGGAGTCTAGGATAGCAGACACTTCAGGTAGGTTTGATGAGAATGGACAATACGTTTACCCACCAGGATCGGGTTTTAGATATACTGATTACTTAAAAAATAATCCTGATTCGACTGAAGCAGGAACATATGGTAGTAAGGTATCATAATGAATTTTCCTTCGTTAAAAACTTTTGAGGTTGAACCTAGAATAACTGATTTTATTAATAGAAAATTTGAGGAATATCAAAACACCTTTCCTTCTGGGTCTCTATTACCAGAAGATAATTTTAAAGGAGGATATCAAACAGGTAATTTACTTGAATGGGAAGATAAGGAATACTCTAATTTTAGATCGACGTACTTAAGGGATTTAACTGTCAATCTTTTTGAAATAGATAAACCTCTTAAAATACAGTTTTTCTATAATCATATGCTAGAATATGGTAAAGGATCTTCTATGGGTAAGCATACACATATTCATAATGAAGATTATGTAATGTTTATCTATTTGAATGATTGCAATGATGGTCACACAGGGTTTTATTTAAATGACCAACAACTTGAATATAAAGAGAGGACTACTGTAATGGTAAAACCCATTAAAAATACAGGAGCTTTTTTTCATGCGGGAATTCCCCATGAAGGTTTTCCTACTTATGAAAATAAAAAAATTTTTGTAATGGGCATTAGAATTGATTTGTCGTAGAATACACATATAATTGCGTAATAATACTCACATGGTATAATAAATACAAGTACATATGGGATTGAAAGATCATGCCCCTGTCACATTATACCGTTGGGTATCACGACGCTGAACAGAAGCGTCATCAAATTTGCGAGTATGCTAATGACTCGTATGAAGCTATTAAAGACGCACAAGAGGATGTTCCTTTTCTAAGGGAGCATCCTTCTTACGTTGATACCTGTACTAACGAAACTGGTTTAGATTATCTTATGGGCATAGTCCCAATGGGCCGATGAACAAACATGAAATAATGTGGTGGATGAGCCGACTCACCATCATGGGAACATCTTTAGGATTAGCAGCAACGCTTGCTGCTAAAGCATATGTCTGAAGTAGTTTGGTCAATCAATATAATGATTGCCATCTTACTTGTTGCAGTAGGTGTAGTAATCTACTACATATTCATGTACGATGAATTTTGGCCAAATGGGAGCGATGACACCACCGTCACGGAAGAGTTGTTACAATTTCCGAGTGACGAAAATAGACAAGGTGCTTGATGGTGATACTATCGATGTTACTATTGACCTCGGCTTTGATCTATACAAGAAAGAAAGAGTTAGAATTGCAGGAGTTGATACGCCAGAGAAGAGAACAAGAGATTTGGAAGAGAAGGCATTGGGAATAGATGCTACTAACTGGTTAAAAGAAAAACTTACTGAGACTATTAAAGGTGATGAAGAGCTCCTTATTAGAACTGAACTTAAGGGTGGCGTTGGGAAGTATGGTAGGCTTCTTGGTTGGCTCTACATTGGCGATGCTACTATTTCACTAAATGAACTTATGATTGAGGAAGGTTATGCTTGGGCATATGATGGCGGGACTAAACAGAAAGATTTTGAGAACCTACGTGAAATTAGGAGACACTTTGGGACTCTGGTCGAGTCTTGATCAAGTAACCCTAAATACAGAAGGTGTGACCACCAGACGTTTATACGCTGAGTGGATTATCCCAACTGAAGAATATGAAAATGAATAACATGAGAGAACAATTAATCAGGGCACTACTGGCACATGCACAAGGAGACATCCAAAAGCATGTTGCTAATGTAGAAGTCTACTTAACTAATCCTGCTGGTATTGGAGAACACTCTGATATAACAGAAGCAATTGAAACTGAATTAAACATCATTGCTAAGTATCAGGATCAAGTAGATGTGATAAACAAATATTTTAAAGCAAAAAATAATAATCCTGTTCCTGTTGCTGGTACTCCAGATTATTCTCAATATAAATCTCAGGAATACAGACCAGAATAAATGAGCACGAATCAGGAACAATATCTTGGTAATCCTAATTTAAAGAAAGCGAACGTTGCCACAAATTTTACTCCTGATGAAGTTCAAGAGTATATCAAATGTTCTGAGGATCCCGTATATTTTATTCAAACTTATATCAAGATTGTTTCTCTTGATAGGGGTTTGATTCCATTTGCCATGTATGATTTCCAAGCAGAAATGGTTGAGAAATTTCATGACAATAGATTCAACATAGCAAAGTTACCTCGTCAGACTGGTAAATCGACTATCGTTACTTCATACCTTCTTTGGTATGTTCTTTTTAAAGCGAATGTTAATGTCGCAATTCTAGCAAACAAAGCAGCAACTTCTCGTGAGATGCTGCAACGATTACAATTATCTTATGAAAACCTCCCCAAGTGGCTCCAGCAAGGAATCCTCCAATGGAACAGAGGGAGCTTGGAACTGGAGAATGGAAGCAAAATCATGGCTGCTTCTACTAGTAGCAGTGCTGTGCGGGGTATGTCGTTTAATGTTATATTTCTGGACGAATTCGCTTTCGTTCCGAATCATATCGCTGATCAGTTCTTTAGTTCTGTATATCCTACTATCTCATCTGGTAAATCTACCAAGGTTATCATCATTAGTACACCTCATGGGATGAACATGTTTTACAAACTCTGGCATGATGCAGAGAGAGGTAAGAACGAATACATCCCAACTGAGGTTCATTGGTCTGCAGTTCCTGGTAGAGATGCTGAATGGAAAGCACAAACCATTGCTAACACATCAGAGCAACAGTTTAAAGTTGAGTTTGAGTGTGAGTTCCTAGGATCTGTTGATACATTGATTAGTCCTAGTAAGTTAAGGACTATGCCTTATGAAGATCCTATCCAACAAAATAGAGGTCTTTCGGTATATAAACAAGTAGAAAAGGATCATAATTATATCATAACTGTTGACGTTGCTCGTGGTGTAAGTCAAGATTACTCAGCGTTCTGTGTTATGGATACTACAACAGTACCATATGAGATGGTTGCTAAGTATAGAAATAATGATATCAAACCTATTATCTTCCCT